CGGCATGGCCCAGGTAAACCCCTGGGCCCCCTTGACCCCAAACTGGACCGAAAGCCGTATGTAGTCATCCAGAGGAGCCTGCTTGGCCGCTGACAGCAGCGTGATGTTGGGAAAGGTAATCACGTGCTGGTTGCTGGAGGGGCCAATGGTCAACACAGTCGGCCCTAGATCGGTTCCGTTCTTGAAGTCGGCGGCCACCGTCGCGGCGTTGGCATCATCGTAGCGCACCATAAAGCTGCCGGTGATCGCAAACTCACCGCCGATCACGCTCGTCGCCGAGTGCAGCCCCGCCCCAAAGTCCTGCTTGGGGTTGTTGGCGATGGTAAAGGAAAACTGGCTGATCTGCCCGCCCACCGCCGAGAGTCCCGTAATGCTCTGCACGTCGGCCCACGCCAGGGTGGGGTCGGAGGAGGAGAACGTGGGCGTGGGGCTGGTGACGAGTGTCTCCAGGCCGCCCAGGACGCTGAACGCGACCTTCCACTCCGCGTGCGACTGGCAACTGACCGTCGCCTGAGCGAGCATGCAGTCCTGGTAGGAGTGGGCTTCGAGCGTCCACAGATCGACGATAGTGAGCAGCTTGGGCCGGCTCACGCTGATGGTGTCCACGGCCGGCGTGCCCGCCGTCGTCCCCGTCCCCAGCAAGGCCTCGATGAGCGTGCGGATAGTCGAGGTGCGCAGGTTCGCTTCGAACCCGCCTTGCAGGTGGATCTCGCCGAGCGCACTCTCCTGCTCATCCGCGCGTGTGCCCAGCGCGGTCTTGATCATGTGTGCGCCCGTCACGTACTCGAGGGTATTGGCCGTTTGGTTGATCCAGTTGCCGGCGGTGGCCGGCACGACCACGGGCGTGCCCAGCGTGGACTGCGTGGCGAAGCCCAGTGGGCATTCAGCGCCGATGCGCGCGGCAGGAGTCCCGGGCATCTATTCCTCCTTCTGGCTCTGGCCGCCGCGGCCGAACAATCCAGAGCGGCGCTCTGGGCCGGTGTCCTGTGCTCCCTCACCCGCGCTGAACGGGCTGCCCTCGCCGAGGAGGCCCTCGACGAGCTCGTCCGGCACCTCCTTGCTCTCGCCCGGCTCCCACGACCCCAGGGCGGTGTCGCCGTCCTGTGCGAGCGTGGGTGTCCAGACGGGCTGCTCGCCGGTATACGTCACCTGTGCCATGTCTGCGCTCCTTCCGTCACGTCACGTCAGGTGGGTAGGCCAATGAAGGGGATGCGGATCTGGCAAAAGACCCAGTCCGCGCCCAGCCACTCGCTGAAGAGGCCCTGCGGGTCCCTGATGGTCTCGATGGGCCGCACGATGGCCCCGACCTGGCCGCCCAGGTGCGCGCCCGCGCGCAGCGTGCTGATGATGGCATTGACGTTGGCGCCCATGTCGGCGTCGATCAGCGCGAGGCTGCGCCCCTGCTCCTCTGCGGTGCGGTCCAGGTAGTACAGCTCAAGGGTGCCGTCCGCGCGGTCGGAGCCCGCGCCCTCCCACGTCACCTGCGAGACCAGCGGGACGCTACTGACGAAGATGGCCGGCGTGGGGCCGTCGTAGGGCGGCGCGGGAGCGTAGCAGTTGCCGGCCGCGATCGTGCCAATCCAGCTGCCTCCGACCCTGTTATTGGCTGCATCCCAAGCCCCTCCAGGGTTTAAGGTTTCAATCAATCCCCTGGCCGCAGCCGTGATGTCAATGGCCACTTAGCTCCCCAGTTGCTTGCTCAGGGCGACGTAGGCGGCGCCGCCGGCAGCCACGACGCTGCGCGCGATGCGCTCCAGCGCCGCCACCAGAGCCGCGGTGGGCCGTGTGCCGGGATGGTGCACCAGGGGCGCGTAGACGGCCCGACCACCGACCTCGAAGCGCAGTGCGCGTGCGGTGCGCGCCCGGATCTCGTGCGGGCGTGTCCCGCTGAACAGATAGGGCACGTAGGGCTTCTGGTTGCTCACCTTGACCGTGCGCACGGACGGCAGGTAGTCAGCTCTCCAGGCAGCGCGGGCCTGCCCGGTACGCACCGGCGTGGCATCACGGAGCTCGCGCACGGCCGTCGTGCCCCACTGCTGCACGGCAGCGGCGAGGGCGTCGCCGGCATCCGCACGCGCCCACCTGCCGGCCGCATCACGCCACTGGGGCATCACGCGTGCCTCGACGTCCAGGCCGGGCATCAGGGTTGTGTCCCGCCGTACCCGGTGAGCTCCACGGAGGTCAGCGCCAGAGGCGCCGGTAGGCGGTCCACGAGGCCCACGGCGTAGCGCACGGGATGCACCGCCCCGGTCTGGCCATCCAGGGCCACGATGGTGAGCACATCACCGCTCTTGTAATCGGCGCCCACGGTGTCCCACAAGCGCACGGGCACCTCTGCGCCCTGCGCCATCAGACGCTGCTGCATGGTCGGAAAATCGAGCTGCGCTCTGCGATTGGTGAGCACAGCGGACCCGGCCCGCGTGGTACTAATCGTGGCGTTGCAGAAGGGGACCACTCGTGTGCGCTATCCTTCTGGCGTGCGGCGTGCGGGCGGGGCCGGAGCGCCGGGTACCCGCGCCAGCGGGTGCGAAGCGCTCGGCTCCCCCGTGGGCGGCGTGCGGACGTAGCCGGTCCTCTTGTGCCACGCGTCCCAGGATTGCGCCGTGCGCTCATCGCGGCGTGCCAACCAGCAGCCTGCACACCAGCGGCGCCGATACGCCTTGCCCGCCACAAAGGTGCGGCCACACCCCGCGCAGCAGCGCTCTTGCGCCATCGAGATCCTACTCCTGCACCGCACAGAGCAGACGCGGATCCAGCTCCGCTGCACCGCCAACGGCGTAGGGCGGCGCCGCCGGGGCATCGCCTGAGCCTGGACGGCGCGCTCTCTGACTCACGTAGAGCAGGTGGCTGGCCGTCGCCTGGTCCGGCGCACGCAGGCGCACCCGGTACACCGTCTCGTGCTCGTCCTGCGCGGCCACCTCGACGGCGACCACGAGCCATCTCTGCCGGCTCATCTGAGGCGAGAGGCGTGGGGCGAGAGCCCACAGAGACCGCACTCCGGGGGCCCATGCACGCGACCTGCACAGGCCCCCGGCCCACGGTCCGAGGAGGGGTGGGTGCAGAAAGATTGCATCAGGCGTGGCATGCTAGTGGGCCTCCCCTGCATCTGAGTCGCCGCCGAGGGGGATCCAGTTGAGCACGGTATGGTACGGGAACGTGTGCGCGGCCTGGTCCAGCGCCCGCAGATCATCCTCCAGGCGCTCGATCTCGCGCAGACAGTCGAGGGGGACGCGCCGCCTGATCTCCTCACGCCGCAGCATCCAGTGTCCGTGCCCGTCGTAGGCCACCCAGACGACGTAATAGCGGCGCGCCATGCTGTGGCCTTCCTCGTGTCGTGCCTGGGTAGGCCAGCCCGAAGAGGGGATAGCGCAGCGGCCCGGCCTGCCCTATAGTAGGACTACTACTCAATTCAATTCAGTTGCTCAACCACGCAGAGGAGGGGACGCGATGAGAGTGCTCCTTGCCTTGGGGCTGGCCACGTACTGGGCGGCGCACCCGCACCTGGTGCAGCGCATCCTGGCCCTCGTCACGCTGGCCGCGAGCGCGCTGACGCATCTGGGTGGTGGCCATGCAGGCGGGCCGGACGTGCAGACCACCGCCGTGCTGCTGGGCTCACACTGGAATTAGCGACCCGACGCTCGCTCTAGAATAGGCGCGCCAGGCCAAGCGCGACGAGGAGGACGACGACGAACAGGCCGGCGCACAGAAGCACCACCAGGAGGCCCTGCAAGACGGACAAGGGGTCGTTGTAGGGGTTCAGCCTCTCCTCCTGTCCTCGTGCTCTCACTCTCAGGCAGGCAGGCGGATCGAGCACGGCACCTCATCGCCCCAGACATCCCAGCCAAGCCGCTGCCGCCGCGCGAACAACTCTAGGCGCGGCCCCTCGCTCACCTGCTCGATGAGGTCAAGGAAGGCCTCTGGCTTCACGCTGTGGGCGCGGGTGCGCTTCCACTGGAACCACGTGCTAGGGACGCGCCGCTTGTGGGGCATGCGTCCACGCCTGCCCAGCAGCGCGAACTCTGTCGTGGGCGTGAACAGGCCGCCCTGCCCCGTGCCGCGTGGCGTCTTGCACCAGACGAGGGTCTGACAGTACCGAAAGCCCCACGCCTCCAGCACGCCAAAGGCGGCCGGCAGAAACCGCTGTGTGGTCCACAAGTACAGATCACAGTCTTCGGCGGCCATCCGGGCCACGGGCAAGGCCGCGATCTGGCGCACGCTCAGCTGCTCATAGGGCATCGGGAACGACGCCGCCCACTGTCCTTTGGGAAACTTGCGTCGAGCCGCGGGCGTGTCGCTGGCGCCGTCCCAGTCGCGGCGGTAGGGCCAAGGCGGATCGGCGACGATGGTACGATAGCCACTCCTGTCCATGGGCTCCTCATCTCAGGCATCTCAGCGCAGCACGCCCACCGCGTAGAGCAGGACCACGACCACGATGAGGATCAGCAGGGGGCTCCATCCGTAGTACCCCCAGCCGCTACCGCCCCAGGTGCCAAAGGCGCCGCCGGCCACGGCGAGGACCAGCAGGATGACCAGGACGATCCACAACAACGACACGGCGGGACTCCTTGGGGCCTGTCCCCAGAGCGACACGCTGTCCGCGCCTTGTGGCTCAGACGACGAGCTGCAACCGTGGCTGCACACGCGCACATCTCGCCTGAGCCAGACGCAGATAATCGGGCTGCAAGTCAATGCCGATGGCCCGCCGGCCCTCCTCCAGCGCCACCATGAGCGTGGTCCCGCTCCCAGCAAAGCAATCGAGGACCGTGGCCGGCACGATGGGGGCGTCTGGGCCGCAGGAGCAGGTGGGCTGCCAGCCAGTCGTGCTCACAGACACGCCGGCCACGCCATTCGGCATCTTGGTGAACCCGTCATGCCGGCCGCCGCGGTCCCGCTCGCGTGCATCTCCATCCGGGCGAGGCCGTGCCAGCGCCAGGCGATCCACCACCCGCCGCCATGGCGCCCCACACTGCACCGCGACCTCCTCGAAATACTGTCGTAGCTCGGCCGGGATGTCCTTGGGGTCAAAGAGTTGGTCCCCGCACACCGTGCAGTGCCCCTTCCCTGGTATCGTGGGACGCGCTATAAGAGAGGCGTGAAAGCCTGCGCCCACTGCGGTGCGCTCTTTCAGCCCGCGCGCAAGCACCCCAAGCAAAAGTACTGCGGCGCAGCCTGCCGCGATGCGGCCAGAGTCACGCATGTGACGCAGCCGTGTAGCGAATGCGGCCGGCCTGTGACGCGCATGAGGAGTCGTGCCCAACAACTGGAGCACGCCTACTGTCGCGCGGCTTGCCGATCTGCCTGGCTAGGCGCGCACCGTCGCGGGCCAGCGCACAAGCAGTGGACGCGTGTCAGCATCCTGTGTGATGCCTGTGGCGCCCTACTGTGGCGGCAACCAGCAAAGATCCGCCAGCACAACTTCTGCGGGCCAGCGTGCCGCACGCGGTGGCAGCAAGAGTCCGGCTATACGTCCGGTGCACTGAGCGCCGCGTGGCGCGGAGGCGCATCACACTATCGCGGGCCGAACTGGCGGCAACAACGCCATCTGTGCTTGCGACGCGATGGGGGTGCCTGCCAGCGTTGCGGTGCGGCCACGTGCGTGGACGTGCATCACCGCCGGCCCTCTCAGACGTTCACCTCGCACCTGGAAGCCAATGACCTGTGCACCCTAATCACGCTCTGCACGAGGTGCCACACGCTGGCTGACGGGGCGTATCGCCGCGCGCATCCCGATGATCCGCGCTTGGTCCCAGCGTGTGAGCGCGTGCACGTGTGCGAGAATTGCGGCGAGCCGTTCATCGCACGCGGCCCACGTGCGAAGCGCTGCGACCGCTGTTGGCAGCGCGTCTGCCTGACGTGCGGCAAGATATTCCGTCCGGCGGCATGGCGCGAGGTGGGGCACTACTGCTCGCGCGCCTGTGCTGGTACGCCGACTAAGAGGCCAGCCCGCGCCGTCTCAGATAACCCATAACCCTGGCCTGCGCCTCAGGCGTCAGGTCACTGCGCAGCCTGAGCTTCTTGACCATCGCGCCGCATACCCCATGCTCAGAAGTGCCGGCACGGATCATGGGCCGCACCAGCTCGGGCGGGAAGGCAGCGTAGTGTTCCACCATGTCCAAGCCGTATTTCTTCGAGGACAGAGGGGCGGTGGCGACGGTCCAGACGGAGCGGGCATTGCGACCGGCGGGGTGCTGACCACCGCTGAAGCGGGAGGCGTCGCCCGCATGCTGGACGACCAGATGCTTGCCCTGCGTGCGGTAGCGCAGCGCCTCTGTGGTGAACTTGTGCAGGCTGCTGGCGTGTGGCTCCCTGATCGCGTCCTGGTCGTAGTAGTATCTCGGGCGCCTGGCCAGCATGAACACCGTCTCGTGCGCCCGCGTGCAGCGGTCTTTGACCGACTCGGGCATGGGATTGGGCTTCGAGTTGGCGGTGAGCACGCCCGAGGCCAGGGCGAACAGGTGTGGCTCATCGGCCACACCGACGTGCCAGAACTGGCGAGCCCTGGATCGCCGGATGGCCACAACCGTGGCGCGGTCCTTCTCGCTGTGATGGCCTGAGCGCGTCCAGCGCAGCTCACCTCGATAGATGGGCCAGCGCTTGCCCCATGCCGCCGTACTCGTGGCCTGGAGCGTTAAGGTTGCGCCCAAGCGCGCAGCGAGGGTGCGCAGATCAGCGGCGAGGGCATCGTTGCGCGTGAAGGCAAGGCGCCAGCGGTCGTTGGCCACGTCCCTGCTGCCATCGCCGGCCAGGTAGCCATCGAGCAAGGCGCGCAAGAAGTCGTCAGAGCGATCCCAGCATGCCGGCTTGAGGTGCTTCGTGCGGGCCGAGGAGCCGCCCACGTAGGCGTTGACGACGGCATAAGGGATACCGCCCTCAACCTGTATGCTGGCCGCATTGCCACGCCCGACGTGCGCCCAGACGGTACCATGATACGCCTCGGCGAAGCGCTGGAGCGCCGGCAAGCGATAGACCGTCTGATCGCGATGACCGGCAAAGCGCATGTGCCTGAACCGGTTGCGGCTTCCTTCAGCCAGATACAAGCCGCAGACCCAGCCGACGAGGCGGTCATCAAGTGCTTCGGGGCTTGCTGCCGCGGGCTCGGGCAACCGGCACGTCTGCAAGACATCGCCGACGCGTAGGTCGTCGGCCCGCACGAGGCCGCGCTGCGTCGGCCACTGGTGATGGCCGGTACAGCCGATGCGCTCACCACTGCGCAGCTCTATCTCAAGCGCGCCTTCGCGGTCTTCAGCGCGAGACCAGCCCAGCACCTGCGTCCAGCACTCGCCGGTCCAAAGTTGGACTGTCTCCGGCCGCAAGCGGACGAGATCCTTGAGCGTGATGGGCATCTCGCCCTTTTGTGTCTTGGCGTAGACGCGGGTGCCACCGGATAGGCACCAGATAATCTCCGACCGCACGATCCAACCAGCTTCCTGTAGCGCAAACGCTACTTTCCACGGTGCGCCCAGGAGCTGCTTGTCAGGGCCGAAGCCATCGCCAAGAACCAGCCAAAGAGTCCCATCGTCTCTGAGAACTCTTTTGACTTGGCCGAAGACCTCTACTAGTATTCTAACATAGTCGTCAAGAGTCTTCTCATGCCCTATCTGACCGTCCGCTTGGTAGTCGCGAAGATTCCAATATGGAGGACTCGTACAACAGCAGTGCACGCTGTGCTCAGGCAACGTCGCAAGAACCTGCCGTGCGTCGCCGCAGAGCAGCCGCAGAGCGTCGTCGCAGATGGCCGTGCTCCTCCGAGAACGAGGGTCTGCTGTGCGCCGGGCCGGGGCAGGGACCGCCGGCCGGGCGCGCGGGGCGGCCCTCGCCGACCACGCCACCGCGCGCTCCAGCGGACGGCTGAGGAGGGACACGCGCCGCACGCGCACCCCCAAGAGGAGGAGCCGCCGCGGCATCAGGCGGCGCGTGAGCGGTCCTGATGACTCAGGCGTCCTCGTCCAGGTCTAGGTCCTGGTCCTCGTCGCCCGACGGCGCAGGGGGCAACGGGGCATCCGGCGCTGGGGCCGGTGGCGGGACGGGGTCATCCTGTGGGGGCCAGCCGCGCTGGTCTTGCTCGTCAGCGGGATCGATCAGCAGGAGCGCACTCATGCTCATGCACGACCCCCTGCTCCCTGTCCCCCAGAGACGCCCCCTGCGGCGGGCGCGCCGCTCGTTGCGGCCTGGTACGCCTCGGGCGGGTTCTCAGGCACGTCCGTCTGCGGGGTCCCGACGAGGGAGCCGCGCTGGTTCATGCCCCTGAACTCTTTCTCAGCCAGCTCCTTGCCGCGCTCATTCCACCACTGCGCCTCGCCATTCTCCAGTTGCTCCAGGCCCTCCTGCGCGACCTTTGAGGCCGGGGCGCCGCCGATAGAGGCGATGTGCAGCTCGCCGAGCACGCGCCGAGCCAGCTCCAGGCCGTAGTGGTTGACGTCGGCCGCCAGGCGGGCCTTGAACTGATCCAGGTTGACCGTGGGCGGCTCGGGCAGGTGCTCCTGCTCGTCATCCGCGCGGCTGTCGGGCCCAGCTACCGACTGTATCGCCTCGCTGGCCGGCTGGTCCGCGCTCTTGCCGCCACGGCCGGACTTGCCGGTCCCCTTGTCCTGCTGCTCTGTCTGTGTGGAAGGGTTGTCGGACATGATGCACTCTCCTTCGACGTCGACGTCACACGAACTGCGGTGCAGGCGCCTTCTTGTAGCGCCCCAAGATGCTCGCTGCCTGCTGCGCGAGCGCGCTTCCGAAGCCCAGTGCGGCCCCCGCTCCGCTGCTCCCCAGAGAAGACCCCTGCAGGGGCCGGTAGCTCTCGCTGCGCTCGCCCACGCGCACGCTTTGCAGGATGCCGGCGAAGGGCTGGGCGGCATTCGCGTTCTGCGCGGCCTGGACCGCCAGGGCTTCTTGCGCCAGCAGCGCCGCCGCATACTGGATGTCTTTGGGCACGGGATCGGCCCCGTAGCTCCCGCCGCCGGGCGCGCTCGGATCGCCGATCGCGCTCCACCCTGCGGCGTAGGAGGCGATGTAGCCGATGCCATGCAGGCTCGGTGTCGTGGCGTATTGAAAGCCGACGCCGGCCAGGGCATCCACAAAGCCCGGCGCCAGCGCAAACAGACGCCCGGTGCTATGCTCGACCACGACCGAGTCCAGCGGGATGTCCGTGGGCGTGGTCAGCGCGAGGGCGTAGGTCAGTTGCAGCGTGGTGAAGATGGCCGTGGCTGCTCCTGGGACGAGCGGACGGTGGACGAGCTCAATCAGGTAGCGCCCGGCGTACGGTCCAGCACCCAGATACGTCGCCGGCCCCTCTTCGTTGCTGTGGAGGCTCAAGGAGGGACGATAGCGCAAGTAGCGCTCGATCTGGGCCTCCGTTGCGGCCAGCAGGGGGAGCAGGTAGGCGTCGGGGTATGTGGTGGTGTTCAGGACGTCCGTGCGGTTGCTCAGGGCGGCCAGTGTCGCACGGTCTAGCAGGCTCATGAGCTAGCTCGGGGCAACAGGGCGGGCAATGACGGCGAATATGTCCACGTGGCCCTGTGTGGGGTCCGTGCCGCCGGTCTGCGCAAGTTGAATCTGCACGGGGTCCGTTGACGCAAAGACCCGCGCGCACACGCTCTGCTCGGGCTGACTGGTCGCGCGATACTGGTCAAAAGCGATCACGTCGGTCGTCTCGTCCAGCGCTGACGATAGTCCCGCAGCCCCGGCCGGGAGCACCAAACGCGCGGCATGCGTCCCCTCCCACGTTGTGGGCTCGTCCGCGCCATCAGCCCACGTCCGCCAGCTATAGACCGTTCCGCTCGCCGCAAAGCGTGTCCAATAGGCGTGCCCGGTCGTGCCGCCGGCCCACGTCGTCGTGATCGTTTCCGTGTCAGTTCCATCAAAAATCCCGAGCGTCGCCTGACCGTTAAGAGAGAGGCGCAGATACGCCCAGCGTTTACCAGGACCGGCGCCCGCTGATGGATCATACCCGGCAGTGCGCATGAGCATGACAGGCCCAATGTCTGTATTTCCATTTCCTGATGTCAGCGTCCAGCGCACGAGCGCCGTCACATCAGCGCACGTGAACGGTGCGCCCAGGAAGAGTGCGTCTGTTTGCCCATACGGCGCAGCCCCCGTCTGCGTCCCCTTGTCTGAGCTGAGCGCGTCGGTGTTAAAACCACCGACAGCAGTCCAGGGACGACCATCCGCTGCGCTGCCCCAAGTCCCCGCATCTGCGCGCACAAACGTGTCCTGACGTAGTTCTGGTCCGACCACGCTGCGGCCACAGACGAGCAGTCCATGGTCGAAGGGGATGCAGGAGAGCGGATCAGCAAACAAATGCACCAACACATCCCCCGCCTGCGGGGTCCACAGTGTCACCGTGTGGCCCTCCATGGGCGCGGGGCCAAAGTCGGTGTAGTCCACGACGTAGGGGCCGTAGAGCGTGGGAGCGCCCGCCGGAGCCGGCACGGCGCGCTGCTGCACCGGCAGGCTGCGCCAGCCGCTCTGCTGCACCGTCGCGGCCGTGATGTGCCCACTAGAGACCGTGATGGCCGCCACATCCAGGGCCGTCGCCGTGGGAGCCGAGGCGACCACGGACCAGACCGGCTGGTAATTGCCGCCCACCTCCTGGTAGTCCAGCCACAGCGTGTAACTGCCATTGGTGGACAGCCCGCTCAGGTGCGTGCTGGCCAGCTCGTCGGCCAGCACCGTGCCATCGGGCAGGACGGCCCACGCAGGCGGGGTGATGGTGACGTCGAGCTGGGTCAGCAGCCCGCCGTGCGCGGCGCACGTGATGCCGCTGTGGCCCTTGACGCCCAGCGCCGCCAGCATGGCCCCGGCGCTCTTGCTCTGGAAGGAAGTCATCGGCTATCCCTTTCGCCGTGGCGCGCGCGGCACCGTGCCCGACAACGACGACGAGGTGGCCGGGGTGCTGGTGGTCTGCGTCCACCCGGGCTCATCCTGTGCTCTGGGCTCTGGGTCCGCGCCTCCCGCCTCATCCAGGGGCTCCATCACGCCCAGCTCAGCAAGCCGCCGCGCGGCCGGCTCTTCGATGGCGAAGGGCCGGCCAGAGGGCAACTCCGTGTCCAGGATGACACCGGGCGCGTAGATCCCGTGCGGGGTGATGAGCCGATAGCGGGTCATGCCGCGTCCTCACTCTCTGCCACGATGCCCTAGTAGAGCAGTCCGCGGCGCCTGACGATGGCCTCAGGATGCAAAGGCGCGATATCGTGCCTTGCAATTGCGCGGAAAAGCGTCAAATCGTCCTGGTACGCCGAGTGGGTGTTGCTCGATCCATCGACGTAGGAGCCTTCGTTGCTGGTGCGCAGCTCGAGCTCGGCCATCTGGCCGATGACGATGTAGCCCATGTCGACGAGGGCGAGATCCGCGGTAGCGCCCGTCCCGGTCGTGCCCAGCGGCATCTGCGTGCTCATCAGGAAGGGATAGCCGAAGAGGGTGGGCACGCGCTGCAAGAGGCTGCCCAGCTGGATCTGCTGGTAGTCTTGAAACAACGGTCTGCCTTGAGAGTCCGTCACGTTGCTGACGGCTTCCCTGATGCGCGGGTTGGCCAGCCAGACGCGGTTGATCTCGGGCACGTTGGCCGCATCAAGCGCGCCGATCATGCGTGTCAGCGTGGTGTAGGCGATGGCATCGCCGTTCGTGCCGGTCGCGTTGATGGTGGTGATGCCGGAGGCCGTCAGGATGCCGGCCGGCACGGTGCTACTGCCGGTGCCCAGCAGGAAGGTGTAGTCCTCCTTGAGGCCGATGGCGCGGGCCATGTCGCGCACCACGATCTGCTCGACCGCGGGATCGCTGTCGTTGACCAGCTCGTTGGAGATCGGCACCAGCGCCGTGAGCTTCTTGGCCGAGAGGCTGAACTGGTCGAAGGTCGGCTGGCTACTGGGGATCGGGACGGTCTCACCCACGTAGCTCGCGCTGGCGCTGGCCGTCAGCCGCGGCTGGCGGTAGACGGGGCTGTTCATGGTCTGGACCGTGGCGCCGGCCCGGCGCACCACGACCTGCGGGTACAGGCGCTCGATGATCTGCGTACTGAACTCGACGGGCACGAGCCAGCCGCCGCTGGGGCCGCCCGTGCTGTCGATGGCCGCCCCACCCTCGATCAGGGCCTTGCGCCCGGTCTGCATGCCGTAGTAGCTCTGGATGTCCCGGATGGTGCCGTCGTCCTTCCGCCCCGCCGCCAGCAGGAAGGCCAGGAAGGTCGGCTTCTCGCCCATCTTGTGCGCCGCCAGGTACGCCGGACCGCCCTTGCGGCCCCATTCTGTCGCCTGACGCCCGTCGCCTGTCGCCTGATCGTCCGGGACGAACTTGCGCCCCAGGCGGGCCTGGGAGGCCTGCGTGAGAGCGCCGGCCATGAGCGACTGCACGTCGAGGGCGGGGTTCTGGCCGCCGAAGGCCCTCTTCAGCTCCTCGGAGATCATGCTCTGGAGGCGCTCCTGCTCCTGGGCCTGGGTGGCCTTGACGCCGCTGGCGACCTGGGCCACGAGGCCCTGCACGCTCTCGCGCGTCTCGCGCTCACGCTTCTCGCGGCGCAGGGCGTCGAGCTCCTCGCGCTCGGAGGCATACTGCTGCTGCTGCTGGTCGCGCAGCGCCTCAAGCGCGGCGGTCTTCTGGCCGATCTGTGTTTCGAGGTCGGCACGCTGCTGCTGATCCGCTTTGTCTAGCTGGGCGCGGGCCTCAGCGATGGCGTTTTCCAACTCCTGGATCTGGTCCAACGCGGTATCCTACTCTTGCTGGTTTCGGCCAGCATCCGTCACTCGGGCGTCAGGCGTCGGGCGTCGGGCGTCAGAAGCTCTGCTGACGCCTGTCGCCGCTCGCCTGGTCATGGCCCGCAGTCGGTTCGTCCGCCAAGATGTGACCGGCTGCGGGGCTGTGTTGTGTCTAGCGCGAGAAGGCGAGGGGATGCGCGACGAACGGATCGCGAACGTCTACGTGATGGGCAACGGCCACGTCTGCGTCGTCGACGTCCAGGGACAGCAGATGCCTGAGTACCAAGGCCGGCTAGAGGACGTGCAGGTGCGCCTGGAGGCGGCCTACCCGCGCCGGCTCTGGCACGCGTGGAGCGGGCCGGGCCTGTGCCAGTGCGGCCGGCGCCTATTCGAGCACACCGAGGGAGTCAAGCTGGCGCTAGCCGAGGCCACAGGGGTGGGCCTCAACCCGCCAATGGACACGGCGCGCTAGGCTAGAGCACCAGCGGCGCGCTCTCGTCCTGCTCGTCCTCGTCCTCGCCTTGGTCGTCAAGGCCGAAGTGGCCACGCAGCTGGTCGACGTGCCCCTGGAGGCCATCGGCAATCGTGCGCACCGCAGCCACGGTCGCCGCAGAGTGCGTGCGCCCCGCCTTGGTCTGGCGGGTGAACTCACGCAGCACGGCCACGGCGTGGCCCCGCGTCACGTCAGCTTTCTTGCCGCTGCCGCTGCTGCTCTCCTCATCAGCCGGCCAGTCCCAGCCCTGGCTTTTATAAATAGCACGCAGCTTTTTCAGCGCCGCCTGCTTGTCCGGGCCGGAGTAGGGATTGCCGCGGAAGTTCGAGGTGAGCGCGGCGTAGGCTTGCGCGCATAGCGTGCGGTCATAATCGCCAGAGGCGTTCTTGACCTGGAGGTGAAACGTGCTCGCCTTGTCCGGGTCCTCCACCACCAGGTAGTGAGAGGGCGGGTGCATGGCGCCATCGGGCTCTTTCTTCTGAGCCGCTTTGGTGCCCCTGTCCGCCTCAAAGACTGCCGCCGGCGTCGTCCCACTGCCGAAGGACAGCGTCCAGCCACCCGCTGCGGCCCCCACAGGCGCGCTGACGGTCACATGCTCGGGCGGGAGTGCCAGATGCATGCTGGTCCCAGGCGACACGCTGTGTGTCTGTGAGCCGTTCACAGAGCCTCCTTTGTCAGATGAGTCGTCGTCGAGGATGGCCGGCACGCTCCCGTAGGCGTCGGCGAGGGCCTTGGCGCCCACCGCGAACGTCGCCGAGGGCAGGCAGGGCTTGCTGACCACGCTGAGCTCGAGCATGCTCCAGCGCTTGATGGCCCCGGCCGCATCGCGCGTGTAGGTGCCGCCCACGCTGAAGCCGCGCAGGACGCCCCGCTTGAGCGCTGAGTAGACCTCAGAGAACGTGGAGCGCGCCCGCTCGTCCGTCCAGGCCGGCTGCTGGGGCACGAAGACCGAGACGTGCAAGCCCTGGTCGTCGATCTTGTGGTCAATGGCCTTGCCGATGCGCCGCGTGCCCAGCTCGGAGAGTCCATGCTCGAAGAGGACGATGGGCTCGGCACCCCAGCAGTCCGCAAGGTCGGCCAGCGCGCCCCGTGTCATGTGCTCGCCGGACTGGTCCACCTCGCCGAAGCGCGTGGCGTAGCCCTGGAGCAAGAGGCCTCTTTGCCCGTCGTGGACGGTCTCCTGCACGGCCTTGATGCCGAACGAAAGGGCAAACGGTTCAGACATGCTCAGACTCCCGCCTCCTGGTTGGCCGCGGCGAAGAGCGGCCCCGTCTGCTGCTCCTGCTCATAGGCCACGCGCCGGCGTGCGATCTCGACGTAGCTCTCTTGGGCATCGATGCCAATGAAGTGCATCTGCTCACGCACGCACGCGACGAGGGTGCTGCCAGAGCCGCAAAATGGATCAAGAATAGTGCCGCCAGGCGCACAAACGAGACGGGCAAGCCAGCACATGAGGGTGAGTGGCTTCACGCACGGATGGCTATTTTGCCGCGGTGGCGACGGGTTGCGCGGATAGCCGCCATCGGGATGTCGTGCATCCTCGATCCACTCAGAGGCGATGAGGTTGCGCGTTGTCTGGTCCGGGCAGGGCATCCCGTCCAGGCCCCTGTTGCGCTCAGCCCTGCTCGCCTTGGGGCAGTACATCCAGGGCACGGCGTCCTCAGGGTCTGGGGCGAAGGTGGGAAAGTAGCGGCTTGGCCCGCCCTCATCCCCATAACCACCCGCAGACGCTGAGACTTGCTGCCGCCCGGCCGTATACATCCCCTGCCCGCCCCACGTGGCTGTGCGTCGGATCATAGCCGTGCCGCCCGTGCTCGTGCGCGGTCCCGCTTGCTCATCCAACAGACGAATTGGGCAGGAGGGGTCACAGGAGTAGGCTGGCACCTCTTCGTAGCCATCGGCGTCGGCGAGTTGGATGCTGCGCTCGCCATTGCGGCCGGCACTCTGGCCGAAGGTGCGATCATCTTTGCCGTTGGGGAACACAGGTTGAGGGACGGGCTTGCTGCCCCGCACCCGGCGCGTGCCCTGCGGCACACAGCGCTCTGTGTGGCTCAGCAGCGTGTTTGGGGGCCATCTGCCCGCCCCTGAGCCGCTGACCGTCGCCCCCTCTGTCAGGCGTTCCTTCCAGGGCCGTTCTTCCGCGGCAAAGCTACTGGTAGCAGAGACAGTGCGCGTCCAGGCCCCTTCGCCCGTGGGCACCCGGCACGCATCAATCTGCAAGGGCTGCAAGGGGCCGGGGGCTTTGGCCAGCCACCATATTTCGTGGGCGGGACCGTCAGATGAAACGCCCTCCCGTCCGTTCGCGGCCCTCTGCGACGTGCTGTCCGTTGCGCCGAGCGAACCCGCTTGCGCGATAGCACTCCTTGGAGCAGAAAGTGTTTGGATGGCGCTCCACTTCAACGATGCGGCGATCAACAGGCTGTCCACAGCACAGACAAGCGACCGTTGTCCATCGTGCCCTGACACGGCCTGGATGATGCTGTCTGGTGTGATTTGCGATAGCGAGGAGTTCAAGGTTTTCAAGTCTGTTATCAGACTTGATGCCATTTCGATGGTGGACGTGCTCATTGCTTCGCAAAGGCCGTCCCAGGTGCTCCTCCATGACGACACGATGTTCAAGCTTGTACGTTCGGCGGTCGGTTGCGATTGCAACGTATCCGCTTGCAAGTTGGTAACGCTTTGCCACAGCCCCTCCTCAAGCTCGCCAATCCTCATACTTATTATAGCATGGAGGTCTGGCATACTCAAGGGATTCTGTGCGCACCACCACGTTTCATGTGCGGGCTTAAGACAAGACTTACTTTTCGGAAATCCCGATCCGAAGAGGTGGAGGTAGCGAGAAGAGCCTTTGAGGTGGCTAATCTCGTCCCTAATCTCCCAGCCGGCCTCTTCCAGTGCCAGCGCTGTCCAATGGCTGGTGCGCGGGAGAGCCCAGACGAGGGCATAGCCGCCCGGCTTGATGACACGGCGGCACTCCGCGAAGATCTCAGCCAGTCCGGCAATGAACGTGTCCCGTGCCCTGCGGCCAGAGTCGATGTGCATGCCGTTGGCAAAGCCGCGCTCGTGGGCGTGGGCGGTCTGCTGACTGTTGCCGGGCACGCCGCGCAAGGGGCCGCGGTCACGCAATGGGAAGGCTTGGGGCCGGTCCCAGTCTTTCCCCATGAAGGCGATGCCGGCCGGCGGATCTGTGAGCAGAGCGTCACAGGAGGCCGTGGGAATGTCCTTGAGCACGAGCGCGGCATCACCGCACAGCACCACGTCACGCTCCACTCGTCGGCCACCTCACCTCGACGCACGACTCAGCGTGACCACGGGCGCAGCATAGCCAGGATGACCAGCAGCCAGACCAGCAGGACGAGGCCCCAGGCCCACCACAGGTCCACGCCGGACTCCCACCGTCACCGTCACCGTGCCGGCCGCACGGCACGGCCGTCGCCGTCGCTTAGCGCGTGCACAGCGCATCCACCTCCAGATCATGGGCCGCGCTGTGGTCATCGTTCTGCGCCACGATCGCCCAGCCCTGCCCCTGTGCCGTCTGGAGGGGAAAGGAGGCCAGCACGGCTAAAGCCTCGTCGCCCAGGTGATAGCCGCCCGAGACGATGGTGCGGCCGGCCGGACACAGCACCGTCGCGACGTCGCACTGGGACGGCGGGCGGCGCTGTCCGCTGACGCCCGGCGCCTGACGCCCGACGCCTGCTGCCGTGCAGCCCGCGGCCAGGGTCATGGTCGCGCTCACCTGCTGCACGCCGGCGATGGCGCCGGGTGGTCCCTGTGGCCCGGGATCACCCTTGGGGCCCCCAGGGCCGGGGCTGCCCGCGACGCCCTGTGGCCCCGCAGGGCCAACAACGCTCGCCCCTGGTGGCCCAGCAGGACCAGCAGGACCGGGCAGGCCTTGCGGACCCACAGAGCCAGAAGCCCCGGCCGGGCCAGGAGCACCGGGTGTGCCCTGTGGCCCCCGTGATCCCTGCGGCCCTTGCGGCCCCTGCTGGTTCCAGGTGATCGCGCGCTGACCGGCTGGGCAGCGCAGCGCTGCCCCCTGCCCCCCTCCCCACGCTGCGCGCGGGGTCCCCGCTGCCCCCTGGTTGGGCACGGTGTCGACGAGGTGCAGCAGGCGCGGGGAGCGCACGCCGTAACAGGCGCGGATCAGGGGCGGGCTGCCTCCCCTTCCCCTGAGCGCGGGCGACGCTGCGGAGGCCACACAGACATAGGTGGCGGCGCTGATGGCCACTGTGGCGCACACACCCCAAGAGAAGCGCAGCATAGGATCATCCTCTCCTTCTGGCGCAGGCGGCGCGCGCCCCCTCCCTCAGTCATCATCAGGACCGCCGACCCAGAGCGAACTGACGTCGCCGAGATCATCGTATGTCTGCTCCCACGCATGCGGGCAATGCATGTGGGCCGGCAAGACGTCTTCCACCTCCGCGATGGGAATCTCTCCCATCGCGATGAAGTCGCGACATATGTCCGATGAATCGGTGTCGGGAGGAACGACGCGCGCAACTCCACTGAGCACGTCCGCGTTGCGCGTCCGAAAGTCCGCCGCTGCGGCGCTGGCGGCCATGCCAGCCTCAAAGGCGGCCACCGCCCTGGCCCGCTCCTCGACCCATTGCTTGTACAGGACTTTGGCCTCAGGAACGCTGCCCGTCTGCTCGTAGAAGCGCTGCCGTGCGGCCAGATGCGTGCGGGTGAGCGAGGAAGCCGAGACCGCGGCACGCTGCGCGATGGCGTCCTTGACCGCGGCGCTCTGGACGTGGCGAGGCGCCTTCTTGCCGAAGGCTGCGGCGTGCTGGGCGAGGGCCGCCCGGTACACGCGCCGGTTGCCGGCCGCAAGCGTGGCCGCTAACTGGTCGGCACGGCGCTGGAGGGACGGGGGCAAGGGCGCAGGGTCGGGCATGCGCTATCCTTGAGCCATGGTGCTGCGTGCCTGGCTCCTCAGCCTTGTCCTCTTCTGCCTGGCCGTGGCCGTTGCGGCCACCCTCTACCAGCTCAGCGTGCTGCGCGCCTTTGCCGGTGAGCGGCCCCTGCCGCGGCATCTCCTGGTGCTCGGCCCGCTAGCGGTCGGGGGCTGCCTCGTCGCCAGCCTGGTGTGGGCTGTCATCGCGCTGGGCGGACGCTGACTGCACCGCCAGCGCCCACGCGTCATCGTCGTCGGCGGATGCCCACTGCGCGTAGGCCCGCGTGAGGCGCTCCACGTCGCTCTGCTCTGGCCGCGCGTGGACGCGCAGTCTCCTGGACGGGTCGGACGTCTGGGCCGGCGATCCGGCAGCTCCCGGACTCCGAGGAGGACCCGATGCCCCATCCGCGCTCGCACGAGATGCGGCATCAGAGGCATCTGCTTTCGCGCTGGGGAGCAGCCACAGCGGAGGCGTCTGGCGTGCGGCGTGCGGCGTGCGGGGGTGCTCCAGCTGGCGGCGGCGCTGGTCGTGGCGCGCAGATGGCGAGAGGAGGGCCGCCGGGTAGCTTTTCGCTCCGGCCCTGGCGGCGTGCTCGCTCTTGCCGCTGCGCGGCTCTGGAGCCGTCTGAGGGACTCCTGCGGCCCCTCGCTGCGCTGCCGCCGGCTGCTGTCTGGGCGCGGGTGCCGCAGCAGCGGGAGCGGGAGCGGGTTGGCCCAACTCGGTCACCTGTGGTGCCGGTGGCAGCTCCTCTGGCGCCTCCTGCAGCTGCTCCCCGAGCTGCGCGGCTTGCTCGGGCGAGAGGAGCGTCATCCCCTTGGGCAGCGGGATCAGCCCGCCCAGCTCGTCGTCGTCGGGCAGGGGATCATAGCCAGCGCTGACCCGCAGGTCGTTGACGCTGAAGGCGCCCGTGCCGGCCAGTTTCGCCGCGGCATCGGCACGCATGGCGTAGTCGATGACCTCGCGCTGCTCGTACTCGGCGCGCAGGCCGGGGTCGAACAGCTCAAGCAGCGGGTTCCAGAAGTCCTCTTCGAACTGCCGCAGGATCGGGGCGAGGGTCTCGCCGTAGAAGAACTGCACGGCCTCCTGTGCGTTGCGATAGTTGGACTCGGAAAAGCCCGAGCCGCCGAGCAGCTGGAGCGGCACGCCGAAGAGCTGGGCGATGTCGTCCAGGCCCATCTTGACCAGGTCGGCGATGGGCACGCGCCCCAGGGGCTCCTGAATGGGTGTGTAGGAGGCCCCGGCCCACAGCAGCGCCGTGCGTATCTTGTTCCGGGCGCCCTCACGCATGGCCCGCCAATCCGCGACGAGCGCGCGTCTGTCCTCTTCGGGGATCTCGCCCGGCGTGGTCAGCACGCCGTCTAAGATGGCCCCCCGCGCAAAGAAGTTGAGCGCGAACTCGTTGACCAGGCGGTCCTTGCTGAACGTGAGCTCGCCGCCCTCGATCGTGCCAAACCCCCACAGCGGATCGGTCGGATGGGCCAATTTGACGTGCAGGACGGAGTCGCCATCGTACCAGATGGTTTTGGTGGTCCGGTTCGCTTCCACGTCATAGCCGTAGGCCAACTTGCCCACGTCAGAGCGGATGATGTGCAGCTTGTCGGGGCGCAGGACGTAGAGCTCGGTGGGCCGGCCCAGTCCGTCGTCGTTGTCCAGCAGCACGACGGCATTGCCCGTGAGCTGGAGATGGTGGCTGAGGATCTGGCGGAAGTGCCGGCCGCGCATCTCGGGGTTGGGCCGGCGCAGGAGCGCGTCGAACTCCGGCAGACGGTCTTTCGGGTCAACCTCGTTGTCGTCCTCGTCGAGGAGGTGGAGCTGCGTCGCGGAGAAGGTGTTGGCGATGAGGGCCAGACACTTGTAGACGTTGGGGATGGTGATGGCGCCCAAGTAGGACTCATAATCCTTCATCCGCTTGGCGGACGAGGGATCCAGCGTCGAGAGGTACGTGAGGGCACGCGCAGCGGCAGGCACAGCGTTGCTGTCGCCCCGGCCAAAGAGGCGCGCTTTGGCGCCATCGGCCAGCCCTGCAAACTGTGCAGCCAGTCCCATGCGTTATCCCCACGTAATCCGTGCCGGCGCCGGCGCACTCAAGATGAGCTCATGCAGCGCCCACACCAGCGCGTCGAGCCGGCCCGGACTGTAGCCGTCCAGGGGCGTCCAGCTGCACACTTGATTCTCCAGCGCCGGCAGCAGGCCCACGTGATGGACCTTGCCCTGCATCGCCAGCACCGCGCACGGCTCGGCCCGGACGACCTTGCCCCGGCTGGCCTGCACGAGCTTGAGGCGTGGCCGGCAGCCCATCTCTTTGGCCGCAGCCTGGATCGTGCTCTGCACCATCTCGCCGCCGAAGTTGGCCTCGGCCACGATGGCGTCGGCTTTGTGCGCCTCATAGGCCGTGATCGCTCTGGCCGCCCAGTCGTCAGGCCCCAGGTGCGCTGAGAGATCGGCGAGCACGTAGGCCTGCCCGCGCCCGTCGCAGCCGCAGACCACGATGCCCACTTCGTCGCCCCTGCGGCTCCCAGAAGGGTCCAGAGCGACGACGACGCGCACCAGGGGCGGCACCGCGTCCGGCCGGATGCGGCTCGTGTCGATCCACTCCCGTGACCATAAAGCGCCCTCGTTCTCAGCCTCGAAGAGCGCGAGGATCTCCTGGCGGTAGACCCTTGAGGGCAGGTCGCGCTCCAGGGACTCCAGCTCAGCGCGGCTGATGTGCGGGTTCGTGGCCGTGGGCATCTGCCAGGAGGCCCAGTCCGGATAGGCGTCCGACTGGCCGTACTGGTACAGGGTGTGATAGTCGTTATAGCCTTTGGGCGTCGAGAGGAACCACGCATCACCCGCGTAGTCGGCGAGCGTGCTCCTGATGACCTGGTTCCAGGCGTCGAGCAGCCCCGGCACCATCGCCGCCTCGTCGATGACCGCGCGCTGATACTTGCGCCCACGCGCCACATCGGGCGAATCGAGGCTCCACATGTCGAGCACGCCACCGGTCACCAACTCCAGGCGGTGCTCCGCGGCATTGGACCGGGCGATGGCCGGCCGAAGGGTGCGCACCACCTCGCGCCATAGGTCGGTCATCATGCCATACGTCGGGGCAAAATAGGCCACCGGCCGCCCCTGCAAAGCAGGACCGACGAGGCGGTTGATGCCGAGCGTGGACTTGCCCCACCTTCTTCCGCAGCAGACGACACAGTTACGCCGGCTCTGGCTGATCACCTCCCGCTGCGCTGGGTGGGGGCGCGGCAAGTGCAAGGTCAGGTCCCGCTGCCTCTGGTGGGCCGGCGACGCTTTGGTCTGGGGCATCCTGGTCGTCGTAGACGACGCGCACGTTGAGTTGGACAAGGTTGTTCTGCACGTCGGGCCGCTCCAGCCCGCACAGCTTGCACAGCGCCTGCGTGGCCTGCACGATCACCCGCAAGTACTCGCTCTTCTGGCTTCTGAATTGCTGCTGGGTCTTGCGCTCCACTCTGGCCCCGTCGACGGGGTCGGGCACCTGCACCTCAGACGCGAACTCGCCGGCCAGCCAGCGCCGCTCGTTCTCCTGGTCCTGCTCGTGGTCCCGCCAGGCCTGGTCGATGACGCGCTGGTACTGGGCGATGGCCAGACTGAGCGCCCGGGTGTGCTGCTCGGCGGCCCAGTGCTCCAGTTGGCCGTTGATGATCTTGAGATCGCGGGCCAGCGTGCGCTCGCTAATGCCCATCTCACGGCGCAACTGCGCGTAGGTGTGGCCGGCGATGACGTGCTGGAGCAGCAGCGCACGGCGTGCTGTCTGCTCGGCTTTGGAAACGTTCATGCTCTCGAAGGGTGTGCGCGTGCGCGCGAGGGCAACTGCGCCGATTAGGGACGATTAGCGCCCGCCATCGCTCCTGCACTCCAGCGCCGTGGGTGTCCTGCTCGCGCTGGTCGGCTCCAGCATCGTGCGCAGCCGCACCAGCGCCTGCCGGTGCAGCTTGCTGCCCCTGCTCTTGAGCCCGCCCCAGCGCTTGGCACCCTCGCTCAGCTCGTAGCCGCCCCAGTAGTGCAGCCAGATGACGGCACGCTCACGGTCCTCCTCCGTGGGTCCGCCTTTCTGCCGCAGCTCCAGGATGCGCACGGGCACCATGAAGGACAACCAGGCGCGCAGTCGGGCCGCGCGCTCGTTCTCCTGCGCGTAGGCCTCCCACCAGCGCTGCTGCTCGTCCCAGCCGATGCGCCGGGCTATCCGCTCCGCCTCCGCCGTCTGGGCCATGGCGAGCTAGGGCCGGCCCAGGCCCAGGACGAGCGCGATCAGCACGCCGCCCAACGCCCCCCCCAGCACACCAGCCAGGGGCCAGAGCAGAGGCACCAGGCGAGACGCGTGCCGCCTGGTGCGATAGGGCAGCGTGTCCTCCAGCAGAACACGGGGATGCGCGTGCATCCAGCAGATCAGCCGCCACTGCTCCAGCGGGGAGAGGGCGCTAGGGGATAGGGGATAGGCGTGAGGACGTGCTGCGTCAGTCCTGCGGCGTCTCATCAACGCTCCACGAGCCACAGCACGAAAGCCAGGAACGCGAGGAGGCCCAGGAACAGCGCGCCATACAGGACCATCTCGGCCCCGCTCAGGGTCTGGGCCATCACTCGTGCCTGGGCTCCTCATTCCAGTGGCTACCCTCGCCATGCCCTCTGCGCTGCTGCGCCTCATGGCTGGCATGCACCCGCTGCGCCTCGGCCAGGCTGTTCTGGGCCTGCGCGATGTGCCCTTGCACGCCTTTGGCCACTTCAGCCGCCGTCTGGTGCTCTTTGCGCTCGTGATGCTTGGCCGCTTCCCTGACGCGGTCGGAGGCCTCGTCGAGGTGCTTGGCGGCACGGTGCAGGTGCGGCACTGACGGGTGACTGTCGCCGCTCGCCGCTCTCCTGTCGCCTGACGCCTGACGCCTGTCGCCTGGTGAGGACATGGGCACCTCCAAAGGGGCCGGCGGGCGTGCTCTCGGCAGTCAGAAGAAAAAACCCATCACGTCAGCTCCCCGCCCCTACCCGTTGTCTAGGAGCACAGAGCAACGGCCCCACACAGCCGGGGGCGGTGTCCTTGATGGGAAAAAGGCGCACGCAGCCTTTTCTAGGTGAGGACGTGGGCACCTCCAAAGGGGCCGGCGGTGGCCTGCACCGCAAAAAGGGTACAAGCGTCCTAGCGCCAGTGTACGACAATGTTTGCAGTATTCGTAATTTATCTCGGCCCCTGTCGCAATCTAGCGAAAAGACTTCCAGGTGCGGTCGGCCTGGCGGGCCCCCTCCGACCAGGGGCGGCCGCGGCGCTGGCGGCTGCGGAGCCGATACGTACACTCCTGCGAGCACGTGCGGTAGTACTGCTGGCACCAGGGGACGATGAGGAAGGGTGCACCGCAGATGGCGCACGTCTTCTGGATGCGCCGACCCGGGATGCGCGCGGCCACCGAGGGCGGGGTGCGGTCAGGGGGCGCTGCTGTGGCTGCGGTCATCGTTTTGCTCCGTCGGTCGTGCCCTCGTCGCCCGCGCGGTACTCCCAATCGTCCAGCGGGTGCTCCAGGAACGCCCGCAGCGTCGCCACGTAGACGCGCCCACACAGCGCGCACAGGCTGACGTGTGGGCCGTAGGGCGGTCCGATGGCCACGGGCACGCGGACCTGGCCGTGCCCGAGCTCCTCGTGGCAGCGCGCGCACGCGCCTTTGTCCGCGGGCATCATGACGCCACCTCCTGCTCGGCCTCTGGGTGCGGCTCCTGGCTGCTCCTGGTGAGCACGTCTCCCAGATAGCGCACTGCGTCGCCCAGGCGGCGGCTAAGTGTCGCTTCCGACATGCCCCACTCCTGGGCAATCTCCTGGCGCGGCACACGCTCGAAGACCAGCTTTGTGATGAGCCACGCCCAGGCCGGCTTGACGCGGCGCATCTGATCCAGGGCGCGGTGCAGGAGAAGGCCATCGAGGTGCGCGACCCAGCGCGGGCGCATGTCGAGATGCGTGATGTGGCCCCGGCGATCACGCTCGTCGTCGTACATCTTGAGGAAATCGGCCAGGCGCTGTGGGCTGATGCGCCACTCTGTGCGGTGCTGCGGGTCGGGAGCGCCGGCCCAGTAGCACCGCTCGCGCCGCGCGTTGTGGTCCCGCAGGCGTGCGGTGCGGGCATCGTCGCGCTGCCGGCACGCACTGCACAGACAGCGGCGGATGTGCGGGGCCAACTCCAGGGGGTCGATGCTGACGGCGACGATCTGGTGTTTGCCATAGCGTCGGCGGCGCTTTTCCTTCGCTCCCACGGCTCAACTCCTTTCCGGCACGAGCTCGGTGACCTCCAGGCGCACGGCGCGCTCCGGCCCGGTCTCCTGCCGCACCACTAACTCCACGTGCTCCGCGTCATCGTCAGCTAGGTTAAGACCGTCTCCCAGTTGGGGATAAGAGCCCTCCACCTGGCAATGGCCTTGTAAGCGTCCTCGTCGATGACGACAATGCGCACCTGCGGATAGTAGCGCGCCATGCGCGCAAGCGCGGTCTTGCCGCGCGGATGGTGCCATCCCTTTACCTCCCAGTAGTACGGCTCGGAGCCGGGCCGCTCAGTAATGCGAAAATCCGGCGTATACGAGCGCACACCGCGCTTGATCTCCTCGAACCAGAAGGTCTCTGCCTCGTAAGCCCACTCAGCGATGTCGCCGCGCTCCTTCAACCAGTTGAGGTAACGGGCGATGTTGGCTTCCCAGGATGAGCGGAAGTACATGTTGCCCAGATCGGGCCGCCGACCGCCGCGGCTGCGACTGTGCGCGCTGCGCAGGCGTGGATCGGTGAGGTGCCGCTGGCTCATCAAATCGCTCTTCCCCTGCACAAAACCCGGATCGGCATACAGACAAGCGCGTGAGCAATGCAACGTCGCCGCTGCATGACTGCGCTTGACGAGGAGCAGCGCGCCACAAGTACGGCAAGCAACCTGCACTCTCTTGGCGCGTGCAGCCAATGAACACGCCCTGGAACAATGGGCCGCTCTCGCACGCGCCGTGGTGACGACCCACGTGCAGCCGCAGGTTGGACAAACACGCGTGCCGCGGTCCTTGGGCTGCCTGGCCACCCTCTCCTTCGAATCCCACGCACAGCGCCGTGAACAGTATTTGCGGCTGCTCGTGACGACGACCTGGAAGACGACAGCGCACTGCAAACAGGTCAGCGTCTTGCGCGGGAGGCTAAGCTTAGCCTTGACTTCAGGGGGGCAGGGAACGCCCTTAGGCCAGGGCATCGCGCACCTGCCCACGAGGCGACAAGATACAATGGGGATGCATGCGGACCTCCAGCGTCCGTGTGCCGCGCCGGCGGATGTTCGCACCATCGCGCCGGCTACATCATAGAGGGCTGTGTGACGCCATGGTAACATGGACACGTCCCTCATGTCTATCACTACAGTAGCTCGCACACTTCAACGCGTATTGCTCGCTCCTTGCCTTGTTCTTGGTGTACTTGTACATCGCAATAAGCGCTAGACTCTTCGGCGAGAACACCGGCGTCCACCAATCCCAAGATCGGCCCCTTCGCCCTGCTGTACACATTGTCAGGGTCCAGGGGCGACTGCCCGCGCCGCCGCACAAGAGTCACGCTCACGTGCGCCCGCTCAAAGGGCGGCCCGCTGTGTTCCTGCTTTGCGAGCAGGGCGAACGCATCGCGGTAGACGGTGCGATCACGGGCCACGCGCGTCCAGTGCAGCCCCCGTGTCTGGTTGATGCCCAGGGGCTGTCCTCTGACTTCGAGCGTGTACTGGCGCGCCGGCCGCTCAGCCACCGCCCTCTCCTGTGTGCTCCGCCTCTGGCGCCTGTCGCCGCTCGCCTGTCGCCTTCTCCAGCCAGCGGTGCATCAGCGCATAGACAATGCCCACCTGCTCGCGGTTGAGCGCCAGGCGCACCGTGGCGTGCTCGTCGCGGAAGTCGAGCAGCAGCCAGTCCGGGTCCCCGATTCCGACGTCAATCTCGCTCACCTGTCTGTGTCCTCCTCCTGGCTTCCTGCTGCCCATGCGCGCACCCGCACAGCGCTGGCCCGGGTCAGCTCCGCTCTGTGCCGCAGATAACAGGCCGCGCAGCGGCTGGGCCGCGGGCCCCACGTCATGCCCCGGCGGCGCCAGGCAAAGCCCGTGCCGCACTCCGTGCACACCACCGTGCGAGGTGCGCTCTGGGCCATGCTCAGTCCTCCAACGGATGCATGCGCTCAGCCATCCAGGCCGGCACGACCGGGTAGCCCTCCACCACCGGCACCAAGTAGCACGTGCGCGCCCGCTCGCTCTTGTCCTGCGGCTCCCATACCTGATTGAGCGCCCACTCCCACGCGTCCTGCTTGCTCTCGAACTCCGGCTGGCGCACACGCCAGAGGTCGCTCGGGTCATGGCCAATCGTGGCCACGCGCCAGGCCGTCGCCGTCTGCTCTTGGGCGCCCTGCTCAGCCATCCGCGCCCTCCTGCTGCTGCTCGTCCTGCCACTGCGCGAAGGCCGCGATGAGGCCAGCGGCGTCCTCGATCGGCCGGGACGCCTGCACGCGCGCCCCTGGTGTGTCCGGCCAGGGGATCACGCGCCAGGGCCGGCAGGGGGCCAGGTGGTTCCGGCGCAGCCAGGTATGGTCGTGCTCTAGAAGGGTCCTTTGCTCCTCGCTCAGCGCCACGTCATCCGCCTGCTCAGCCACGCCCACCCTCCTGTGCGTCCTCGCGGCGGCGGACGGTGAGCGCACGTGCGCGCTGCTCCACGACGACGCGCACATCCCGCTCCGTCCACCCCAGCGCCTGCAAGAAGGCATAGGGGATCTCCACGCCGCACCACGTCCCCTCGTGCTCGATCGTTGTCTGGAACAGCCGCACGGCCTGCTCAGCCACGCTGTGCCTCCTCTCGTTCCTGCTCCATGATGGCCTCGAATAACGGCAGGGCCTGCTGTGGCACAACGGCATTGCCCAACGCCCTCAACTGTGCGACCCTTTCCGGCACGCCCGTCGCAAGGCGTGGCGCCTCGTCCTCGTGCTGCGCTTCTCCAGGGCGGGCGGGCCAGGAATGTCCAGCCAGCCGGCGGGAACGCCCATCAGGCCCTCGACCCACGACGGATTCAACTGTCCGCTCATGGGAGCCCGGTAGGGACGCCCCTCCTGCTTGAGCGCCCGTGCCTGGGTCCCTGAGATGCGCGACCGTTCCATCGTCCAGGCATCCTGGCAACTCGCC